AAAACTGCTGACTTTACGGGTGCCGGAGCGTCTTCTGGAGGCATACCAACTACGTAGGTAATAGTTACGGTCTCAGGATCTGTGGGCGCAACATTTGTAGGCCATTCTTCACCTATAACTGGATACAAATAACCTACACCGTTGCGATGGATCAGCCGGTAGTCTGTGAGTGCCTGTACATTAAAGCTACTATCATAATAGTTGAACGACGTTATAGATGACACTGGGCCACCTGTCAGCTTTAAAGGCGCGTTAGATTTGAGTGTCTCGAAGCTAGTTACGACAGTCTGCGAACTGAGCTTGCGGCCTGTGTACTGCTCAGCGAATGCTGTAGCAGTGCTGATCATGATAGCGGCTTCTGTTAATTCTGAGGAGTCAGCGGTAAACCGTAGGTGTTGCATTAACTCTTGTGTGCTAATTGGATTAGACATGGTTTATCCTTTGAATGGAATAGGACGGAGAGGACCTCCGCCCATGATGTTATTACTGTGCGCTGGCTATACGAGTGAGCACTGCCGAGACATTAGCTACATAGACCGAATAGTTGGTATTATTCAGACTAGCAGTGAGGAACCCGACTGGAGTAGTTGTAGGTGGCGCACCTGCTTGCGTAGTGCCTAGTTTTAGGTAAGGCAATACTGTTCCGAGTTTTAAGTGCATTAGACCGCCTCCAACTCAATACTCTCTATACAGATCTTGGCAACATCATAATCTGAGTCGCTCGATCCTGCGTAAGTTTGCCCTAATTGAAGTATTAGCGTTAGTTGCTGTGCGCCGTGAATTTCGGACGCACTAATTGAGTCGCTGTATACCACAGTACCTGACCCACCAGAACTGGCATTTATTGTAAATACATTAAATTGCGATAAATCCCAGTCATCACTGGTACCATTACCATCCAGATACCCTTTGACAGTAACAGATCCGACTGTAGTCCCACCTAACGTAACCTTTAAACGGTAATTTGAGTTAGATGTGATCTCACTGACACCTGTAGGCATAGGTAGGTAAACACGATCGTAACCAGAGTCCTCATGAGGCATAAGGTGATAGACTAATTTCCCACCATACTCCGTAGAGTTGTACATTAACATCATCTCTTTATCGCGATTCATAACGGGGCAGAATGCTACTTGCCTGCCTGAGTTTCTATCTACTCCCCAGAACTTGCTTTGCCTAAAACCTTGATGGTAATTATTTGGAGAAGTGACGAAGTGCGTTGTCGTATTTTCCAAAGTAGTACTCGAAGACTGGTTTAAGTCTCTGAAATAAACATCACCCTTTGATACATCAACCTTGGCACCTAATACTAAGTATTGATTATAGGTACTTATAGTTGATTTAGTATCTCTATAACTATCGACATCAGATGCAAATTTAGGTCCAAGCAAAACGACAGATTTTTGAAAAGCGGGGGTGGTAGCCACATTGACTGAGGAAGTTACAGCCATTTCTGTGGGGACTCCAGTGCCATTACTAGTTTGGTAGTTCAACCAAAAATCGTCGTAGTACGAGAGATGTACATTATGATTATTTTGATGCTCATAATAGTATACCCCTAAGTTTTTAAACTTGAAATTGATAGGTACCGAATCTCCTTGCCTCTCATATTTAAACCAATAGCCCAGCAACAAGTGCTTGATGTCTCTGTTAACACCTTGAGTAGCCGCCGTGTCATAATAGGGGGAGTACAGGTACATGTAGCCTCCAGTGGTAAGACAATTTGCTTTAAACGTGAGGGCTGTTTTAATATACAGTGTGTTAGAGGAGCTATACGTATTTCGCATATTGATGTCGCGAAGTTCAACAGTCTCTCCGTAAATATAAATCTTCCTGCTTGTACCACTCAATGAATGTGAGATCGTTAACTCGGGAGCATCTACGGTCATTTTATTAACAAAGATGGCAGACGCTCCAAACCAATTCTCGGTATACCCTGTAGGGTTTACACGGTGAATAATTGTTTCCCCACCGCGTGTTGTTTCAGAAACCCAGCCTGCCGTTAGCGTCGTTAGCATAAAGTTTGGACCCTTTAATAGGTCGGCCTTATTAGGAGTAACTAAATTACTTAGGTAATATTGAGGGTCTAGTTGATATGCCGGTTGAGTCAAATCTGCATACGGAACACCAGTCTTCCAGACTCCGGCAAAAGCATCTAGAGTGTCTGTACTTTCCGTGCCCCAATTAAGGTATTGCTCATCGCCCTTTATGGTGGTGTACTTTAAAAAGGAATGCGTATTAGGGGCAGAGTTGAAGTAAACACCATAGCTTCCACCAAGCTGAGTTTTTAAATCTGTTACGCCGCTTTTCCAAGCAGGTCCAGTTATCCAAGGATTTGTGGGTAAGGCTTTTAATCGAATTTCATCACCATTGGAGTATCCACTTACTGGTAGGTTGTCTATGCTGTATGGATTAGAATATGATCCAGCCGTGCCTGAACCTGTAGTTCCGTGAACTCCGCCAGACGGCGATTCAATGTAGGGGTCGCACCAATAAATAGCCATTATTTAGTCTCCAATGCGGATAATAAGTTACCAAGTACATCGGAGTTGAGTTCTTCAAAGGTTCCCCCTAGAGCAAACTGTGCTCGTGGACCACTAGTGTCCACCTCAACATCCTCTACGCTTCCATCGTCTTTCATAACTTTAAATATTATTGTTTTATCATCAATTTCAACGTATTCGTATTCAGCGATATTTAGGTAAGTCGTGTACATGACTACTCCTCCACTAAATAAATTGTGTTAGCCACAGGAGTCGCTGGAACTTCAGCAACAACCGAAATTGTGTAGCCGTTCAGTGTTCCGGCTGAAATACCCAAGGCATCAATTTCAGACTTAGTTGGGTTAGGCTCAGGCACCATGCCTGTATTGTTCACTTCTATAGACATGAGGGTCTCCTAGACGTGCATAGCGGCTAGAACTTCTAGACCACTTGTATTAGTTACCACGACTCGAAACTCTGGAGACATGACTACTTCCTGTTGCGCATCGGCGTCTGACACAGTGAGTACATCTATCCAGTTGAAGTCGGAGCTGAGTCTTGCTTGCAACTTGACGGTGTCGCCACTGTTGCAGTTAGTTTGGAAAATTCCTGTACGATTCCCTCGGGTCTCGAACTTAAGAGCGTCCGAGTCATAAGAGACCGTGAGGCTTGGGGCTGTGAATTGTTTTAGAGCGTATGACATTTAAGACCTCTTAAATACTTAAAATATGGAAGCCGGTCCCAAAGGGACCGACTCATGTGTTGCTTAACTATGTGTTACTGGACTCTATGGTTATGCGGATACAGCAACTACCTTAAGAGCTTCAGTGTTTAACAACATAGAACCTACACGCTTACGAGTGTAGAAGCTGATAGCACCGTGTGCGCTGTATGGGTCGCGTAACATGCTAACGCCAACTCGGTCAACGATCTGGTATCCAGCACCAAAGTCACCGAAGATGATAGGCATGGTGCCTGCACCGATATCAGCCATGTCATCATTAATCACAATCTCGAATCCGAAGATACTGGAAGCGGCGGCTTCAGTGATATTGCGCTGTAAAAAGTACTCGCCATCGGTCGTCTTAAGATCTACCAATACATTGTGAGTAGCTCTGTTCATCATGAACTTAGCACCAGCAAGGTAGCCAGTCTTAGTGTTCAATACTACAGAACGTAGCAAGTTGATAACTGCATCAGAAGTACCACCTAAAGAAGTGGCTTGGCCTGATTTGATTACCTGATACTTACCGAAGTCACGAGTAGCATCGCCAGCAGTGTAAGCAGATGTGGTGTCAAGACCATTCAAGATTCCTACGGGCTTGTTTGATCCGTTGCCGCTTAAGAATGCGCTGTTCTCTTGCTCAGAGAATTCACGAGCAACTTCACCAGCCAACCATGCTTCAACATTGAAGAAGCTGTCTTCCAATACGTGCTGGTATGCTTTAGGAGAAGCATAAACTTCACCAAAGACCGCGCTTACCTTAGCAAGTTCTGGAGATCCAGTGTTGGGACGGGCATCACTCTCACCAACCCAACCAGATGCCGATCCACCTAGAGATACTAGCTGGCTATAATCAGTTGTTTCAGTTGATATCCCACCAACTAATCCACGGATAGGGCTACGCTCGTGCTGTAGCGAAATAATGTTGCGGCTAACTTCAATAGGTAGAGCGAATCCACCTTGAGCGTCTACAGAGATTTGCGTGTCGGCGGCTTTAGCTCGAAGGCCTTCGATTCCTTTACGAGCGAATACGCCCATTAATTCTTTTTGTTCCATTTCTTTGGATTCCTTAATAGATTTAGTAGCGAGAGTAGGACGTGCAGACTTGGCTTCAAGTACTTCCAGTTTCTCAGTAAGTGTTTTAATTTGTGCTTCAGATTCAGACTTAACTGATTCAAGGTCGGCGGTAGATGCTTTAGTTTCTATTTGAGCTTCAGTCTCTATAGACTTAGCTTCTAGTGCATCTGCGACGTGCTTGAGAGTCACATCATCTTCAACAACTTCTTCAACTTCAGGAGTGGCTTCTTCAGCTACTTCTTCAGACTTAACTTCAACTTCAGCTTCAACTTCGGGAGTCTCAACTACAGCTTCAACTACTTCTTCAGACTTAACTTCTTCAACTACTACCTCGTCGAGTTTAGTTTCTTCAGACATATTATTTTCCTAATATTTTCAGCATTCGCCGCATTTGATCTTGCTCAGCGGACTTAGCTAGTTTTTTAGAGTCATGGGCTGAAGCATCGCGCTCAGATTCCAATCCGCTTATACCCTTCGCTAGGAGGGCTTTTGCCTCACGTCTCGATAGCCCTGCATCGCGCAGTGCTTTCTCTAGTGATCTCACGTCGTTACTGGCTTTTACGGCAGTAATAACAGACTCTTGGTTAGCCGGTATCGCTACCAGACTGATTTCGTGCAGATCTACTTCGTGTAGTAAGTTAGCACCTGATTTTCGGTCGTACTCCTCCCGAACCACTCGGTAGCCAATAGACATAGAATCCAAAGCACCATCTTTAAGAAGTGCGTAGGCTTCGTCAGCGTCTCGGACACCCTGTGTTAATCTACCTTCGACATATAGCCCTTTCTCGTCTTCCATCATTACTTCCCAAACGCCGATAGGACGTGTGGTGTCATGATGTGCCAGCATCTTAGGCTTAGTACCGACCTCTAGGTGTTTAGCTATAGACTTAAGGAAGGCACCACGCATCGTGATATCACCTGCGCGATCTAGGTGGTCGAAGGTGTTTGCATAGCCAGCGAACTTCCGCTGATCGTCTGCATCGACTGAGAATGACTTCGCATCGAACGCTACGTCTAGTCTTTTTATGTTGTCAGTACTACAAGGTTCGCAGACCTTACCGTCTGTGCAACACATTCCGCTAGGCTTCTTCGCCATCATCAGACTCCTGTGTAGGTTGTTCTTGGTTGCCGAAAGTTAGGTTATTAGATTGAGACACAAATTCATCACCACCTTCGCGTGGGTTATATCCTAGCTCCATTCGAGCTTCGTTAGGACTCATAACGCCAGCAGTTATAAGGGTGTTATATGTGTCTACTCTGGTAGCCATATCGGTACGTAATAAGTTAGAAGTATCGAACTTAAAGCACTGCGTAGTGACATTAAGTAGGGCCTTGTTTAGACGGGATTCGATCAGCATAAGGTACGGTA